ATATATACTCCACCACCTCTTTGCTTATTTCCAATTGTAGTGTTTGTTTTGATAATCAATGTTCTGCACTTCATCACCATTGCTTTGATATGGTTTGATGTAAGTGTCCTGGACAAAGTTAATATCCTTATCCCCTAGTGCTTTTGCCAAATCTATAGCGTTAGTGTACTTGCCGGTATATGCCCAGTAAGTAGCTGTGAAATGGCGGAAGAAGTACGACTTTCTATCTATGGGTAGTTGCACCTTATTTTTAGCTAGCACCCTCTCTAAGTGGCTAATAATAGCTTCAATACATATATATTTAGCTTTGCTATTAAGGAACAGTACAGATTGTTTGCTAGGCAAAGAATTAACATAATCTGTTAAAACATCTTTAAGTGCAGTAGAAATAACTAAAGTTCTATTACCATTAACTGTTTTAGTTTCACCAAGTTTCTTTTTAGCTTTGACTGCTTTATCAAATCTAATCATTGGTATATTGCCTTTAAACAATAAGCTTTTTCTATCTAAGGCTCTGGCCTCACTTGGTCTGCAAGCAGTTTCAAGCATAACCATACACATAATTTGAATCATTTTGTTACTTATACCGCTAACAATATTAGACACTCTCTCTAACGACCACTCATGAAAATCCAATGCTTTTGTAATTTTCTTGGGTGTAATGATAGTAACTAAGTAATCTTTATCTTTGCAGATATTCTTAGCTAACTTATCAGTATCTACCTGGTGCTGAATAATTAAGCTTAAAGTATTAAATATCTTCCTAGCGGTACTAGATTTAATTTGAGCTCTTAGGATCTTATTTTTTAAGTAATCTACAAACTCAAATACTTTATGCTTATCAATAGTTCTTATATCTACATTTTCAAAAAAAGGTAAAATGTGATTAATATAAAAGCTACTGTATTCATTAACAGTTGAGGGTTGGATTTTATTTTCTAACTGTTTGTATTTTTGGTGCTGCATAAAAGCTATATTAGCTTCACTTAAAAATACTTGTGAGGATGATGTTTTAAATACACCAACCTCAGTTACTTTTTCTTTAGCTAATGACTCTAATACAGATTTATTTTTATGGGATATAAACTTAACTTTACCATCTATACCCCAATAAGAATAACGCCATATTCTTTTACCATTTTTTTGTACTGGTCTAATTTGTAGTTCCATACTCTCTCCTATGTGTTGTCCATTTCTTGATTAATAACAATTTGATTTTCTAAACGATCTACTGGATCAACTTGATCTTTTTCAAAATAAAGATCACAGACTTTGTTTTCACATTTTGAAATACCATTCCAAGTTAATCCTAAATCTTCTCCACATTCTCTGCATGAACTCATTATGCACCTCCTCTGTTAGTTAAAACATTGTCAGCACCATAATATTTTTTTTCATTAATTGAATCTAATCGGTCAAGCAAGTTACTAGATTTTAGTAATGCGATAGATTTTTCAGTTCTGCTATTTTTTAACTGTCTAATAGTTTTCTCTGGTTTAAATCCTAAGTGTATTAAATTTTCAATTAATAGCTTAGCAAGTTCTTTTGATTGATATTTTTTCTCATAATGAAGTTGCAACATTCTAGCTGGAATAACTTTTTTATCATCACAACTTTTACAACACTCACCATACAAACTTACAGGGTGTGGGTTATTACCTAAACCCTCAAAGTCATTTCTACATATTACACAATTGTTAGTCATTTTTCTCTCCTCTATTAGTTAAGTTATAACAATGTTATACTATACCTATAACAGTATTGCAAATAATCAATTGGTGTTATTTCCCTTATTTCCCAATCATTTTGTAATGGGTATTTCCAAAGTATAGCTAGCAAGGGTATAAAAAAGGTATAGAACGCAATGATTCTATTTATATTTTGGGCATAAAAAAAAAGCCGAAAAGAATCTTGCGATTCAATTCGGCTATATATATAAGCTTTTTCAGTTTGCCCTTGTAGCTCAGTTGGTAGAGCAATTGATTTGTAATCACTAATAACAATTAAATTAATCTTATTATTACTAGCAAATCTGCTACTTGGTATATTATTGGTATAGTTCACAATTGTTAGTTTTTATCTTTTCTCAGAATCAATACTATAACATCATTAATTCAGAGTCCAATTATACCTATACCAATTGATTCTGTACCCACCCTTTCCCACTAGCTAAAGCTAGAACTATATGTACTTAATAAGTACATATTCCTATTCGGTAATTACTTATCTTCTTCTAATAATTTTTTTAAATTACTTATTGTATCTAAGGCAGATCCATCAGGAGTTATAGATTTAATAAAATCCATTTCACCCTCTGATACAGAACCTTTAAATTTTTTTAATTTTTCTTTATCTTCTTCTGACATACCCATAGATTTAAAATTTTTTTTTAAAAAATCTGCCATTATTTACCTCTTTTTCTTTTTTGGTTTTTTAGCTGTCTTAGCAGCAGCTCTAAAGTTAGCAGCAGTTGGAGCTCCTTTAGAACCTACTTTTCTCATTCTTTCACCGCTACCAGCTTTAATTCTTTTACGCTTAGCTGCAATATTAGCATAAAGCCCTTTTCTTTTTGCCATAGTTATTTTCCTTTTGTTCTCATTGTTTGTTTGTGTGCTTGTGTAAATGACAGAGGATTCTTAGCTCTGAGCATTAATCTTTTCATTTCACTAATATGCTTCTTTGTATGACCATGTGTTTTTTTGTGTCTAGCAAGAGCAGTTTTTTGTCTAGCTGAAAGTGTTTTCATTTATTTCCTTTTTTTTGTAATCATCATTTCTCATGCAAAGATAATGAGCATGACCTTTGGGGTAAAAACTTACAAATGAATCTGTACTAACGATACTGCCTGAGCAATACCTACACTTACCAACATCAGTTAAGATGTTAGTTTTCTTCCATAGTTTTTTGGACACTTAGCAGTTCCATTTTCTAAGAGCTTTGTTAATTCTTGAATTAGGATCTCTAGCAGTCTTGGCAGATGTAAGCCTACGTTTCATACCTTTCATTCTGGCACAAAAAGATTTACGTCTGTTAGCTGCCTTACTACCTTTTTTTAATTTACTTGGTTTAGTAGTAACTGGTGCTTTTAGATTGCCACCAGTAGCTCTATTATAGCTAGCTCTACCTTTTGCATTAAGTCCACCAGATTTAGATTTACCAGCTTTACGCTGCCATGCTGGAGTTGCCATTAAACCTCCTTAACAGTCTTGCATTGAAACTGTACATATAACTTATATTCATTTGTTTTTTGTGTACCTACATCTTCTGTATAAGTCTGTGCTTTGTTATAGCCAGCCATCATACAATCGTACCAGGTGTTGTGTTGTGATGCTGTTTGTGGTGGTAAGCAATTTTGTTCTAAGGCAGAGCAAAATATTACCACTAATACAAATTTCATTCATTGTCTTTCTTATTAACTTTATGAAGTTGATCTTCTAAATCTGTTATTTTTTTATTAGCTTGATCTAAATCTTGTTGTGAATGTTCAAGTTTCTGTAAGCATCTTTTGTTAGCAGAGTCCTTAGACTTACCAGCATCTTGTAGCTCAGCTACTTCTTGCTTTAAGATACGAACTTGTTCTTTATATTCGTTAATCAAATCTAGGTTGTCAGACATTTATTATTTTTTGCCTACACCTCTGTTTTGAAATATCTGTGTTCCTTTAATTCCATATATTGAAGCAACTACAAGAATCCAGAGATTTACAAACCATTGGGGAAAATTGTTAAAATGTTCAAAAAATAAATTAATCTTATCCATAGAAGTTTCATCACCAAACCAAACTCCATACGCTAAAACTAGAATTGGCAAAGTTAGTATAGCAAGAACTACCTCATCCTTGTAATCATTTTGCCTGGCTTCTAAAAGTTTGCCAGAGTATTCAAGTTGTCCTTGAGCCATCTTAGAGGCATGATTAGCCTGAGCATCTGCCATTAGCATTTTAGTTTCTTGTTTCTTTTTATAGATATGAGTACCAGCGTTTAAAGCTAGTTTAATTGCACTTAACCACATTAGACCTCCTTTGCTGCTCTCATTTTACCGGCAAGCTTACCAGCTCTAGCTGGAGTTTGTTTTGCCCATAAACTGTCAAGCATTTGGAAACTAGCTTCACCATAATCTTTAGTGTCTAGTGCTTTCCACATATTCTTAAATTTAGATACGCCACCCTCACCTATTTGGTACACCATGTTAATAATAACTTCTTTAGCTGTATTATTAATTGGTCTATCACCTATAAGTCTTTCAGCAGCTTCTAGTGTTCTTTGAAAATCAGACTCAAATACTTTTTCACCCTCATCTTTAGTATATTCAATACCATGTTCATAATCATCATCAGGTGTAATTTTGTGTCCATAAAAAATAGTATCAAAACCCTCTGAGCATTGGTAAATCTTATTTACATAACCCTCACAAAGTTTAATTTCTTCTTTTACTTCTTCGTACATTAGTTTTCCTTTTTAGATTTGTTGTGAATACAATTCGGTAGTACCAAACCTTTGAATAAACTTTTCTGCAAAAACACTCTATTGCTAAGATTATTTTCTCTAATACTCTCATATTCTACTCCTAACACCGGCAACCCTCACAGTTACAAAGTTCCTGGTCGAATTTATTTATGTGTAAATCGTCTTGGCAATGACAACCACAATGACAAGATTTACATTTCTTTTTTCTTTTCTTAGGTTTTGGAAATATTATTTTATCTAAGTGATCCGCAAAAGAATCTAAATAACCAAATAATTTATAAATAATTTTATCTAACATTTTATTCTAAAATAAGTTTTTTAATTGAATAAGAACCATCAATGTTTTTCTCTAGCTCTGCTTTTGATTTAATACATCTGTATTCAACATTAGTTCCAGTATTGCTACGATTTGCTTTTCTCTTACCAGCTAGGCAAGTGCTTAAATCTGGTTGTAATCTTGCTTCATTAATTTCATTATTAACTAGCATTAATAAAGCTATAACTATCTGCTCCATTAATGACCTCCATTGGCTCTAACTTTGTCTTTTATGATTTCTAATTGATGTTTAATTTTTTCAATATCACTCATAGCGTATTTAATATTTACGTTGTTGTTTCTCATAAGCTCCATTTCTTTTTGCACAGACTCTAGTTGGGAAGCTAAATGTTCTAGCAACATAAATTGCTCTTGATCAGTGGGTAATTGTTCTGATTTTTTAAGTAGATCAGCTTGAAATAATTCTCTACTTGTTTCAAGTGAGCCAATCCTATTTTCTAATTCAAAAAAACTTACTGTTGCTAAAATTGCACCAGCTACAATAGCTATTAAATTTTTTGCTGGAAGATTAATTCCTGTTTCAGAAGATAGTTTTAAATTTTTCATAATTTGTTACCATGATCTACCATTACAATTTTAATGCCTAGTTTCTTTTGCTTAGCAGATGGTGTACGCCAAATTTTTCTGCGGTACGATTTTACGTTCTTGCGATATGTATTAGTTTTAATGTCAAGCAATTTGACTTTGCCATCAGGCGAAACTGCAACTAAATCAAATGGACATTGTGGATCACAAGCTTTGGCCACCCAATAACCTTGTTTAGTTAAATTAACTATTTCTTGGTACTCACCAATTGTGCCTTTGATATTTGTTGTTAGCTTAGTAGATTTACTATTAGGCTTATCAAGGAACTTAGGCTTACTAGACCTACTGCCCATAAAAGTTTATAAACATTGTCCACCTTAATATCTAAGTGAGCTAAATGATTATCCTTTATTACTGAAATCTTGTTGTGTATGAGTTTAATTTCACCTTGTAATTTTATAATCTGTTCTGAATTTTTTTGTGATTGATTAGGCATTATTCTACTTCTTCTGTGCCAATAGTTAAAGCTCTTATCAAACTTACAGCTTTGTTTTTATTTTTCCAATTTTCAGCTAAATTAATAAAAGCATTGATACCATCTTTGCTTACTAAAGCTTCTGCAATTTCTTGTGATGATTTACTATATGCTCTTTCGCCAAACCATTTTTTAATACCAGTTAATGCAAAACCCTCTATGACATCCAATGGTGTTTTACTTAATTGTTCTTTAGCACCTATGTTTGTAGCAGTTGTAGAACCTACTTTACCACCAGCTCCACTAGCTTTTAAAACATTAGCAAAAGAAGTTACTGCATTTTTAACATCAGATTTTTTAACATTTTTATTTGTTGTCAAAGCTAACTGATACATAACCTCAGTAAAGTTTTCTTTGTTTCTAGGTGTTTTTAAAATTGCGTTATAAAAATTGTTACCAGTATTTAAACCTCTGTTCATATTATCAATAGCAGCTTTGTTAAAAGCATTGTTAAAGAAATCACTTGCTATATTTTCCCAAGCACCCTCAACACCACTTTTATTAACTGCTTTTGCTAATTTTTCTATATCAGCTGATCTAACATTTGGTGATGTAATATATTTATAAATATTTGCATTTGTTTTAGAACTTTCAATCCATCTACCTTTTTTAAGATCGTTAAACAGTTCTGTTACTGAACCTTTACTTAATGGTTTTTCAAAAGTTTCAGAAAATACTCTGTATTTTTTATTAGCACTAACCCAATCATCATTGGTAACTAATAATTTTTTAATTACATCTTTAGCTTCTTCGTAACTTTTAGCAGCTGTAAAGTTTTCACCTTTTGCAGATTGTATTCCACCATCCCTTAAATCTTGGTAAATTTTATTTATTACAGATCCTTTACCATCTGATTTACCAATAGCATTTGCTTGTCTTGTTAAATACTTAGCAATATCATCAGGTGCATTTTCAGCAACTTTTAATAATTCTATTTTAATATTATCTACAGATTGTGAGTCAAAGAAACTTTTATTAAATTTTTCTCCACCAGATTTAAGCCACATTTTTGATCTTTGTTGATCTAGTTGTAAAGCTACTTTTTTAATTTGTTCATTAATACTACTACTTGTAATCATACCAGAGTCAGGCAACAAACCATTTGCTTTGCCCCAGTTAGTAATATAATTTTTTAATTGTTGTGGTCTGTTTTTCCAATGAGCATCTAATACTTTATTACCTATAAGGTTTGCATTTGTAGAACCCTCTAATTTTAATATAGATGCAGATTCTGTTGCTTCACCAGTAGTAATATCAAGACCATATTTTTTTGCGTCTTTTTGTATTTTTTTTGCATTGTTAATTGTTTTTTGGTCTGGCAAAACATTCTCAATTACGCCAGCTAGATTACCTTTTTTAAGTGCAAGTAAATCTAATATAACATTACTAGCAACTCCAACACCAGTACCCATACCCTCACTTTGTAAAGTTTGTGTAGCAGTTTCATCTATTAAACCACTTGCACCACCAGTACCCATTAAAACAGTTTTAGCTTTTGGTGTT